CGCTCTGTCGCAGCTCAAGGAGGTGCAGGCGGAGCTAAAGGACCGCCGCATTGAGGCATTGCGGCTGTACGAGCCCATGCCGCACCAGGAGGCCTTCCATGAATGCATGGCGTCTGAGCGTATTGTCCTGGGCGGTAACCGAGGCGGCAAAACGCTGTGCGTCGGTGTTGAGGCTGCCAGGGCTGCGACTGGACAAGATCCGCACGGCAAGTTTCCAAGAGAGGATGGAAACCTTGTTATTGTCGGAAGAAATTGGCCCCACATCGGTATGGTGTGCTACCCCTCCCTGTTCAAATCAGGTGCGTACCGCATCATCAAAGACGAGCAGACAGGGCAGTGGAGAAGCTTCCGGCCAGGCGAAGAGCCTGAGCGGCGAGCCGAAACCAAGCCGGCCCCGCCGCTGATCCCGCCGCGTTATGTCGCCAGCGTGTCTTGGGTCCTCAAGAGCGCAGGCTACGCCCAGAAGGTCGAACTGACGAACGGCTGGACGATCTACTTCTACTCGTCGGAAGGCGAACCTCCACAGGGCTTTCAGGCCGACCTTATCTGGATTGACGAGGACATCAACAACGAGCAGTGGGTTGGCGAAATGCTGGCCCGCCTCGCCGACCGTAAAGGCCGGTTTGTGTGGTCCGCAATGCCGCACTCAAAGAATGATGCGTTGCTCGGTCTGTGCGAACGTGCCGAGCGTGAGGTGGAGAACGGCGTTGAGAAGCCCGGCATCGTCAAGTTCACGCTGCGGTTCTTAGACAACAAGCACATCGACACAGAGGAAAAGAAAAAGAATCTGGATCGATGGGCCGCACTTGGTGCAGACGAACTCCGCATGCGCGCCGAGGGTGAGTTCACAACCGAGTCCACGCTGATGTACCCGTCCTTCAACCAGGCGGTTCATATCCTCAGTCGGCAGGACCTCCCGAGCGTCCCCGAGGAGTGGACAAAGTACGTCGCCATTGACCCTGGCCACGCCGTGATGGCAAGTATCTTTGGAGCCGTCCCGCCAGACGAATCGTTCCTGCTGATCTACGATGAACTCTACATCCGCAACTGCAATGCCCTGATCTGGGGCGAAGAGTTTGAAAAGAAGTGCAAGCACCAGCACATCCGCGCATTCATCATGGACATGCACGGCGGTGCGCTTCGCGACTTGGGCTCGGGCCGTCTGCCGCATGAGCTGTACACAGAGGAGCTACGCAAGCGAAAGATCCGCAGCGAGGCAACGAACTACTCGTTCATTCCGGGCTCCGACGACATCCCCGCGAGAACAGCCTTGGTGCGGCAAATGCTGCACATCAAGGGCGACGGGTCGACCGGCATCAAAGTCCTAGAGGGGTCTTGCCCGAACCTCATTCGCGAGATTAAGCGGTATCGCAAAAAGACCACTTCTGTGAATGGACAAGTCTTCGTCACCGACGTGCCGCAGACACGCGGCGATGTCCACGCAGTCCAGTGCCTGGAGTACCTGTGCGCCTACGAGCCCAAGTACCACCGGCCTCCGAAGCAGTTTGGCCCTGACCCGTGGTGGGTTAAGTGGCTTGACGAGCGCAAACGACGCCAGCGCGAGTCAGAACCCCGTGGCGTCAACATAGGACCTGTGAAACATGTATGACATGCCAAAGCCGATTCTTGGCGACTGGGTTTACTTCTACGCCCATGAAGGCGCCGACCCGTCAATCGCTCTCGTAAGCAAGGTCGGCCAGCGAGCCCTGGACCTGTGGGTCGTCAGCCCAGGCTACGGCGGCGTCGACCGAGCGAGCGTCCACCACAAGGACGACCCTGGGTTTGAGGAGTATCCGGCGTGGAAGGAATACGGGATGTGGTCAGCCCGCCCCGAGGACCCGCGACTGGCAGTTCTTTCCGAGCGGGTTGCGATGCTTGAGAAGAAGCTCGCAGCACTCCAACCGAAGAAATAGGACATTAGCCAGTAGGAGATTTCCATGGCTGACGACAATCCACTGCGCCCAATTACGAAGCAATGGCTGGAGAAAATCCGCCTTGCCGAGAAGCACAAGAAGCCATTTACGGACGACGCCCAAGAGGCAATGGCGTTCTTCGCTTCCGATCCCGAGGCGATGTGGGGGTCGAAGTATTTCAAGAGCTACTCGCGGGGCATAGAGCCCCCCGAGTTTCGGATGCAGATCAACCGGGTGTGGGAAGCGGTTCGTCTATTCACCGCAGTGATCCACCACCGCAACCCCACCCGGACGGTCACTCCTAAGCAGTACCCTGTCATCCAGCCGCAGATGCTGGGCATCTTCCCGCAGCCCCCTGTGCCGCAGATGGGGCCAGATGGCCAGCCCGTGGTGGGGCCTGACGGGCAGCCTTTGATGATGCCAGACCCTGGCATGCAGATGTACCAGCAGATGGTTCAGCAGCAGGGGCTGTCTCTGGAGCGGCGAAAGCTGATCTCCAAGTTGCTGGAAGAGTACCTCAACTACACGCCCAACGAGCTCAACCTCAAGCAGCACAGCCGCAAGGTGGTGGAAGAGGCGTTCATCAAGGGCTGTTCGGTGTGGTGGCATGAGCTGTACCAGCCACCCGGCTCGGATACGAAACTGGCCGGCAGCTTCTTTGACTCCATCGACAACCTCGTCTGGGACCCGGACGCCGACGAGTACGAAGACATCCTGTGGTGTGCGAGGAAGCGGACCCACCCGGTGGACTACGTCGCCGGCAAGTTTGGCCTCCAGCGGGAAGACCTGAAGGGCCACGCCGAGAGCTACCAGTCTCGGGCTGACGAGAGCGAGCGGGGCTACGAACACCGCAAGAAGAACGGCAAAACCAACGACCTGATCACCTACTGGGAAATCTACTCCAAGACTGGTTTTGGCGACCGCCTCAAAGACGGCGACAAGGAACTACGCGGGAAGTTCGACGCACTTGGCCCCAACTGCTACATCGTCGTAGCCGAGGGCGTCGACTTCCCCCTAAATGCCCCGCCTGCGATCTTGCAGGAAGAGGTGGACGAGACAGGGATACCGCAGTCCCTCTTCATGGCAGCTCAATGGCCGATCCCGTTCTGGGCAGAGCCCAACGGCTGGCCATTCACGCTACTGGCGTGGCACGGAAAGCCTGGGTACTCCTGGCCGCTGTCGCTGATCCGCCCGGCCATCGGCGAGTTGCGGTTCATCAACTGGGCCATGTCCTTTCTGGCGACCCGCATTGCCACATCCTCGCAGACGCTCGTTGGCGTGGCGAAGGCCGCAGACCCAGACATCAAGTCGAAGATCCTTGAGAAGGCCGAGGGCGGCTTCAAGATCGTTGAGATTAGCGAGGCAATCGGCCGCAGCGTCAACGACGTGATCTCTGTGTTCCAGATGCCTGGTGTAACCCAGGACATGTACCAGATCGTCGCCGAGGTAACGGCCCTCTTTGACCGCCGCGTGGGCCTCACAGAGCTCATCTACGGCATGACTAGGGCGTCCTTCAGAAGTGCGGCAGAGGCGACCGTGAAGGCCGAGCAGATCTCCGTGCGGCCTGACGACTACGCCAACCAGCTTGAGGACGCCCTCTCGGAGGTTGCCCGCAAAGAAGGGCTGATGGCCCGCTGGCTGATATCGCCGCAAGACGTTGCTCCGCTGCTCGGAGACATGGCGGCGCAGGCGTGGCAGATGCACGTCCTAAACGAGTCGCCAGACAACATCGTTCGGGAGTACAGCTACCGAGTTGAGGCAGGCTCCGCGAGGAAGCCGAACATCGCCACCAAGGTGGAGAACCTCAACAACGCCATGCAGATCATCATGCCTGTCGCCCAAGGCCTCCTCCAAGCCGGTCGCCCCGAGCTGTTCAACGCAATGCTGGAGGACTGGGGTAACACCATGAACTTTGATGTCAGTCGATATCAAGTCCCCCCTCCCCCTCCCCCTCCTCCGCAACAGGAAGCACCACCTGAATGATTCCTTCGCACATCAAGGCGTTAGGCCCAGCGGCCGTTGAGGTTTACAAGAAGGCATTGCCGCACGGCGAGCGATGGGCAGACATGTGCGCGCACCAGATCGCACCTGGCTCCCTGGGCAGCGACAGGGCGTTCATGGAGGGCCGGTACAACAACCAGCAACTGGACGCCATGCCGAGGCGTCAGGCCGACTACGTCGCCAAAGAGGCGAAAGAGGCTGGCGTTGACATCAGTGGCAAGTACTACGTCGGCGGGCTCGCGGACAGCCGAGCGTGGAAAGACCCAGAGGCCTGGGTTTCCGGCGTAGACGACATCCGGCGAGTCGCACAGAAACGCCGCCTCCGCGTGCAGGGCATTTACGACTACGACCCTGGCCCGGCCGAGCCGAAGCGCACATCGCTCAACGAAAAGATCATTCGGCAGGAGGTTAAGCGGCTCTCCAAGCGATCCAAGAAGTCGCCCGGCGAGCTGCGGGACAAGGTCATTGAGAAGCACGCACTGAAGGGAAAAGGACGATGAACGCAATTGAACGCCGCCCAGGCGGCAATACGACCATCACGGCAGGCAGCGTAGCCACAGCAGGCTCTGGCGGCTTCCCCTACGCCCGCTGGGCTGGAGGGTGCATCACCATTGCTGCGACCAACGGAGCCACGCAAATCAACTGGTACGGGGCTCCAGACCCGCTTGCCACGCCGTTGCAGGTCTACGACAGCGGCAACGCCGTCACTACCAGTGTCACTGTCGGCGTCCACCCCGTGCCCGATGCGTGCTTCGCATGCGCGTACGTCTACCCAATCATCACCGGCTCCGCGTCGATGACTGCGACCGTGTCGGTGAAGGGATGAGCATTCAGAGGTTCATTAACTTCCTGGCGTTTGCCGGCCTGGCATTCGCCGCTGTTCTGGTCATTTTCATTCGGGGGTGCGTGATATGAGCTTTCCAAATCCGCTGCGAACAGTCGACAAGCTGATTCGCACCAAGACCGCAGCACAGTGGACTGCCGGCAACTTTCACCTTGCTCAAGGCGAGCTGGGCATTGAGTCCGACACCGGTCGCAAGAAGGTCGGCGAAGGCAAGCTGTGGAACTCCACAGACTACGCCCTGATCGGCACTGGCATCGACAACATTGTCGCCCTGACGCAAGCCGAGTACGACGCCCTGACGCCTGACGCCACCACGCTCTACGTCATCACCTGATCGGAGTTTTCGATGTCGCTCAAACTCGGCAGCAACGACACGGCAATCCTGGCTGGCAGCAGCGTCGTCAAGCAGATGTTGCTTGGCTCCTCCCCCAAGTTTGCTGCACCCGTGCTAGACCATGTGCCGGGAGCCGCAGCAGCGTATTCGCTGAGGCGGTTGTCGAATGCCTACACCGGGCCGGTGGTCAAGGTTCGCCGCAGCAGCGATAGCACCACCGCAGACTTCACCGCCGCCGAGGTAGTCGATGGCACGCTGACCGCATGGGTCGGTGCGGGCGATGGGTTTGTCCGCACTTGGTATGACCAGAGCGGCAATGCTCGCAATGCTACGCAGGCAACGGCAGGGTATCAGCCGAAGGTGGTGAGCAGCGGTGTGCTGGTGACAGAGGGCGGGAAGGCGGCGATGCGTTTTGATGGAACAGGCGACTTCTTAGATTTGCCTGCAAGCCTTGACGCTTCACTGTGGGATAACAGTTTCACGTTGTTTGCCCAACTCAAGTACCATTCACTCACTGGCTATAACTACCTTCTTTCTGCCTGGGGGAGCAGAGACGTTACGATCGCATGTTTTACTACCAATTCAATCAGATTCAACGTGTTTGCCGGCTCTGCGAATGCTGTTGATTCTTTCGCGTTAAATGCCGGGGATGATTATGTTTTTGTCTACACACGCAGCAAGACTGACGGCATGCGTTTGCACAACAACGGAGTGCAAGAGGACTCAAACCTAAGCACTGTCAACGCATCCGCAAGGGCGAACAGCAATGCGATAGGTGCTAGGTATGCAGGAGACAGAAACGATGCTGACTACTCGTTGAAAGAACTCATCATCTACCCCTCCGACGTTTCCGCGTCACGCGAACTCGCAGAGGGCGAGATGGCATGGCACTACGGGCTGCAATCCAAACTGCCGTACAACCACGCCTACGCACCGCAGGCAATCGGTGGTGCATCGCAGACGGTGCCAACGGACAGTGATGCTATTGCATACTTGGCAGCAGTGGCCGCAGCAGACGGGTCAGCCGTCGAACGCAGCGTTGCCATCGCCATTGACGATTTTGTGAAGGGTCTGAAGGCCGATGGGCTTTGGTCAGCGATTGGGTCTGCGTGCGTACTCGCCGGTGCGAGGACCGTCGCAGGTGCGTTGGTGCCGCTGAAGGGTGCCGCGCCAACCGGCTACAACTGGACGGCTTCAGACTATTCAAGGTCGCTTGGGTTGAAGGGCAACGGGACGACGAAGTACATCGACAGCAACCGGGCGAATAACGCAGACCCGCAGGACGACCAGCATATCGCCGTGTATGCCGCATCTGCGTCAACGAGCGACAACTTCTATTACGGCTCTGATGGCATAGGGATAAACGGGAGCAGCGGTGCAGTTCTAAGTTCAGGCGACTTGCTCCTTGCAAGCAGGGGAACGGGATACGCGACGCTCTCTGGGAAGGCGACTGCGACCGGGTTGATCGCAACGTCTCGGGAAAGTTCTGGCTCTTTTACATCCAGAGTTGAAGGTGCAAACTCAGATACGGCAGTGCCATCGGCAACGCCGACTTCGCAGAAGATTTTTGTTTTCTGTCGGAACGATTCGTCGTCAGGTGCTACACGCTTTGTTGACGCCCGCCTTGGCTTTTTCTCGCTGGGGCAATCGCTTGACCTCGCCCTCTTGGACGCAAGAGTCTCGGCCCTAATGTCTGCGATTGGAGCGGCCCTGTGACACCCCTAGTCTACTCAGTTAGGTACTCGCTATGAGTCCGATGAACAACCGCCTGCTCGTCCCGCAGAAACTCCCGCTGCTCTTGGACTACGCACCCGGTGCCGCCGCAGCCTACAGC